GTTGGTGGTGAAGGATTTGAAGATGATCGACCATATTTTTCTATTGATGATATGCGTGATTTATCTAATGAAGATTTATTAGATTATTTAAAATCAGGTTTTCTTTCCAATAGTCCAATTGGTTTTTTACCAAGTAAAGGAAATCTTGTTACATTAAAAGATTCTTTGCCTTCATTACAAGGATCACTATTGCAGTTTCCATTTGGAAATCAGAGTGAACTAAGAAAAAAAGCTATGGAAAATGAACTAATGCGTAGAGGATATTTTTCTGGTCAGTATGATGATAGCGGTGATTTTATTTTTGATATTGCTGGTACACCAGATAATTCATATTTGTTTACACCAAAAGCTACAACAGATGAAGCTAATGTACCTTATGGCGGTACAATAGTTGTCGGTGATGCTGGTGGTAGTTATGGAGGTGGTGAAGATTTTGGATCACCATTTACAGATGATTACAAAGGCAATGTTGTTGTTAACAATCAACAGATCCAACAACAAAACCAAGCAGCTCGTGATAGATATGATCAAATGTTTGGAGAGGATGCTGGTATTTAATGACACCAGAGCAAGAAAAACAACGAACAGAATTAGCAAAAAGTATTTTAGACAATCCTGTATTTCAGGATGCAATTAAACAAATAAAACAAGAATTATATGGTGAGTTTTTAAATTCACCTGCACGAGATTCCGAAGGTAGAGAAAAAATTTATC